ACTTGTAAATGATACGATTAGAAGTACCAGTAATGCTAAGCACCATATTTTGGCAGCTAGATACTTCATATTAATATCCGTTTACGTCTCTGTTTAAGTCTTTAATATCCCAGGCTTGGTCTCTAACCTTTTCAGCAAGTTCTCTGTATAGGTTTTCAGCCATTTCCCACGTACCCTCCGCTCTGGATAAACGTGTTTTTAGGTCAGCATTATTCTCGGCTACTAATGCAATATCTCTTTTAAGATTTGTAATTTCTAATGCTGAGTCGTTAATTTGACTTGTTAAGTTGATGACGTATTTGACACCAGTAAATGACCCAACCAATATTGAGGCCACAACAGGTATCATTACAATATTTTTCTTTAAAATACTTGTTAGTTCCATAAGTCCTTTTTTATAGTGTATTATTATTTAGGCGTTTTTTAGGCCAAAAAAAAGGGCGACATAAAGCCGCCCTTTTCTGAAGTTTGTACTTCGCAAAGTAAAATTACATTAAGTTTGCAACTTGTACTTTTTGGTAGTATCTGTTTGAGTTAGCAGAACCAGCGTCATTTACTGGAGTAGCAGCACCAGAAATGGCACCTGTTTCAGCAAATGGGTTAGCAACAAGACCATATCTAGTCTTGAAACCAATTTTTGGTTGGAACGTATCTTGACCAACTGCTCTTACCATTTGTAGAGGTACATATGGACAATAGAACATACCAGCGTCATAAGGTGAAGTACCTTTATAACCAACTACATAGTATTGCTTAGCAGCACTATTAGCAGAGTATGGGTCAATATATACTTTGTATCTACCGTTAAGAACACCAGCAAAAGTATTACCTGTGTCATCAACGTTTAGGTTGTTGTTAAGAGCTGGAGTATAGTCTAATACACCTGCCATTTGAAGAGCAGAGGCAACGTCTGAAGAACAGACTATCATATTACCTTTACCTCTTCTTGTTCTCTGAGCGATTCTGTTTGCGTCTCTTTCCAATTGGAACATAAGACCTTTGAATCTCTCAACAGACCATCTACCGTTTGAGTCAGTATCTAAATCAAATATACCAGCAGTTGTTGTATTTACAGCAGCACCTTTTTCAGCGTTGATGTAGATAGTTCTTACTACTTCTCTATTGATTTCAGCTAAGATTTCAGCAGATAAGATGTTTGCAAGTTCAGTTTCAGCGTCTAAACCGTGGATTGCTTTAAGGTCTTGAGCGAGTTCCATTGTGTACTCGGCTTTAAGAGCTCTTGACTTAGCAGTTACCGTTGACTTCTCAATTGAGAATGCCATTTCAGCAAATGCATTTCCACTAGCGTCACCTAATGCTTCAGCAGCAGCTGTAGTCATAGCAGTACCTTTTGTGTAAGTACCTGGTGAGCTATCGTTTAATACTGATGGATTAGCACCTGAATGTGCTGTAGATGAATAACCATCTACACTTGAACCAGCAGCGTTTCTACCAGAGAAATCAGTATCAGCTTCGTCAAACATAGCTTCTGCGCCAGTTTGATTAGTGTATCTGCTTCTCATAGCAAATATAAGACCAGTAGGACCAGTCATTGGTTGAACACCTGCGATATCGTAAGCAATTAAATTAGGCATTGCTCTTCTTACTAGACTAATTAGGATTGGATCCCAGTTAGAGATAGCTGAACCAGTTGCGTTAGTTGGTGCAGCCTCTGATAAGAAAGCGTTGTCTTCTTTAGAAGCTCTTTCTTGGTTTTCCAAGATAACAGAGGTGACGGCACGTCTGTATGAGTCCGTGATTTTTGGTAAATCAGGATGCTCAAGGACTGGCTGCCATTTTTTTTCGTGAGTTTCGGATAAGTACATTATTTTTCTCCCTTTTCCTTGATATTAAGATATTTTCATATCTTTTGTTTTACTAATAGCGGCAGTATAAGCAGCCATCGCTTTTGATAGGTCTTCGTTAGAAGCTCCATCATCAGCCGCCACATCATCTAAAGACTCATCTGCTTTTGCCTTTTGTCCAAAGTATGATTCTTTAATAGTTTCACACTTTTTCTTAAAGTCATCTGCATTTGAGTATTCAATCTCTTCAGCAAGTTTAGCAAATTTTTCTTTTTGAGTGTCTGCTAAATCAGAAGCAACTTCAGCCATAACTTCTTTTTGAGTTTTGCTTGCGTTGTCGCTGTTTAGTTCAACATTCTTTTCAATTTGCTCGTTTAACTTCTTTTCTAGGTCTTCAATTTTAGTTGCTTGCGCTTCCAAAACATCATACTTCTCATCTGGAACATCAATATAATGTTCAGAGAAAAGTTTTTTAAGACCAGAAATAAAGTCTTCAGCAATCTCGCCTTTAATTCCTCGTTCAAGAGCGATTTCGTTTTCTTTCATCCACTCTTCAACAACGTAAGACAAGTAAGAATCAACTTTTTCAGTTAACTCTTCTTTTGCTTTTGCACTTTCTTGCTCTAATTTGTTGTTATAGTCTGCTTCCATTGATTCTGCAATCTCAGCCACTTTTGACTTAATTGCTGTTTCAAATATGGTAGCAGCCTTGTTTTTAAATTCTTCGGATAAATCAGTTTCACCGTTAACAAGAGCTTCAACGTGGTCAGAAACATCTATGTCTTCTTTTTTGTAAGAAGCCTTCATATATTTCTCATCTTTCTTCTCTTTGTCTTCAGCGTCTGCTTCTTCTTTCTTCTCTTTGTCTTGCGACTTTTTAAGAGCGTCAAGAGCAGCTTTAGGCATTTCGCCTTCTTTGATTTCTTCCGAACCTTCGTCTTCTGTTGACTCTAACTTCGTATTGTGTCCTGACAATTTTGGCATTGCCTCAGGAGCACCTTGCGATTTTTGTTGAGCGTCACCAGAAACCTGCTTGGTTTTTTTAGTTGCGTCTGGATTAGAATCTGTAGGTTTAACTACAGCTGCACCCAAATCCTCAGCATTATTCATACTAGCAATGTGAGAAGGTTCAGCCGCTACAGCGTTCTTCTTTGGAGCGTCCGCTTGTGGGTTAGCACTAGCTTCTGCCACCGCTTCTTTTTCCAGAGCCTCTACTTTGTTTTCTGTCTCGGCCATTTAGAAATCTCCTTATTTAAAAAATAAACGTTTATTTTCTCTTCTATATGATATTTATAATATTAGAGATTTTTAAGAAAGGATTTAAAGACATCCGCCTTAGCTTCTGCTAATTTGATTGACTTTGCTTTCTGTATATACTCTTTATATTCTTCAATATCTTTTGATTTAACTATACCATTATCCCATACCCACTCTTTATTTTCCATAATACCTTCTACGAAAGCGTCTGGAGCGCTTGGGTCTGCAACAATGTCAGCGGCAGCAGCTAGATAGAAGTCTTTTCCTACATAGTTGGCGCCGTTCTTTTGAACCAAGGAACCCATACCTCTTGAAGATACTCCTAATTGAGCACCATCATCAATAAGACTTTTTACAATCTTACCGTAAGGTGTGTTCATAATCTTGGCTTCACCCATAAAATTTTTACCGTCTGGTGTTAGAGCGGTTACCATATGTGATACTCTCTCTAAATTTACCGTAGGACCATCAGGATGGCCTAGTTCACCAAATGCACGATTTTTTTGGATAAATTCTCTATTATATCGGTTAACTTCTTTCGCAAGAATATCATTCTCGTATATTCTTCCGTTTTTGTTTTTGATATCTGATTGTAAAAAGACACCACGAATTTTGTAGTCCTTTTTACCATTTTTATCTTCAACAATATACTCTGCTTGTTGAATTTCTTCCGATATTAATTTCATTTTTTCTCTCTCTTGTTATATATTTATAACAATTATTATCTGAATTCAACAATAATCGTATAATTATCATTTACAGCAAAGTTTTTAGTTGATAATAGTACGTCTCCAGTAGGTGTTGTCGCATTATTTGTTATCTCATTACCTGCTGTACGCAAATCCCAATACCCATTACCACTCAAAATTGTTGCTGTTGAATTTGTTGCTCCGTTCCAAATCAATTCAACTGCTGATTTAGAATCAGACGTATTAATAGAATACCAAATTTTGGCAATTTTTCTATTACCGTCTTCAGTCATAAATGTGACCTCTGAAGCGTCTATTTTTTTAACTAAATTCTCGCCTGTGCCGTCTGATAGATTAGTTAATTTTGCAACAAACTTTACGCCTATTGTATCCGCTAATATCTGTGTTGTTACCGTATCTGCCATTTTTATTCCTCAAATCCTGATTCTTTGTGACATTCTAAACTTATATTAAATTTTGGCACCGTAGAATCTGCTAATAGTTGTACACTCTGCTCTGCCTCATCAACCAACTTTGATTCAGTTGGTTTTAATCCATAATTACCTCTACCACTTATAGACAATTCTTTTTGACCAAGTGTTAGTTTAACATTACCTGTTCCAAATATTTCATAATTAACATTTGCAATACTAATTTTTGGTTGACTTGTAGCGTTCTTTAATTTAGAAACATCAACTACCGTACCACCATCTGATTGTATACCTTTTATATTTGTAATGACTTTAAAATCATCATCTAATTTGTGTACAATAGATTTAGATTCAGTATCAGTATTATCAAACCAAAGTATTGTCATTATTGACCATCATAATAAGTTTTTGATAATTCACCACGTTCAACCGTTTCACCAGTCATTCGTGTTCTCATATAAATTTTTGTGACAGCATTAGTTCCTGGTCTTGTATGTGTTCTTATACCACCAGAAACCGTTGAGTTTGCCCCAGCAGCCGAGTCTGGATATGTATTAGATACCGTAGCAGTATTTTCATATTGCCACAAACTATTTGAACCTGGTACCGTGACCCACGCCATCTTTATACTCCTAATTCTTTATCTATGTAATCATAGATAACATCTGTTTTTATATTATGTTGAAGTGAAACATCATCTATTGTTGTTTCAACCTCTTTAACAATGTCATCATTATCATAGTCTAAATTATTATAAAAGTCTGTCACCAAATCTTTATGAAGTGGTGGCAATTCTTTAAATGTTGAAGTATCAACCACGTCTTGTTTAATTACTTGGCTGACTTTCATCATTACTCACTGGTGCCTCTGCCGTTGGCGTTTCTGTATTTGGTGTAAATTCAATTTCTTGTCCAGTAGTGTCCATCATTTGGTCAGTTTTAGGCGAAGGTTCTGTTACCGCTGGTTTCGGGTCGCTGTGTGCTTCCGGTTCAGGTACTCCATTAAATATTTTACCTGCGATATCTTGCCTTTGTGCGTCAAGAGAAGTTGCTACTTTATCTCTTAATGCGTCTTTAAATGCTTCGCCTGCGCCAGCATTATCTCCTGTGGCCAATTTGTCCACAAAATCTTGTATTTTTTCCGTCATAATTTATCTCCTATTTGATTTCTCTAGTATATTCACCAGCGTCTGGCATAGCGATAATACCGTCATCAATTTCTTTCTTAATTTGTTTATCAATAGCTGCTATCTCTCTGTCTGTTTGTCTTAATACATTTTTTCTAACAAACTCCACAGAAAAATATTTACCAACATAATCTCTCATTGAATCAGCCAGTCTCAATCTTTCCATTAACATTTCTGACTCTTTCAATTCTGCAAAATGTCCGTCTTGCAAGAAATTATATAGTATATTATCTCTAATAAAGTGCCATTCTTCTTCAGCAATTACACCTTTTAAAACTAATTGTGTTCTTAAAATATCATTAAAGACTTCAGTAAATTTCTTTCTTAATCTTTGAACAAATTTTGTAAACTTCAATTCGTCTCTTGTAATTTCAGTTGAACGACCTAAATTAAATCCTGAAGAAGACTCTAATCTACTTACAGGTACATTTAAAGAACGATATAACTTCGCTCTAAAATATTCAATGTCTGCAATCTCACCTAAATTTGCACCACCTGGTAAAGTATCTATTTGTGTACCTCTACCACCCTCTCTACTTGGCAACCAGAAATCTTCCAACATAGACATATAATTTCTATCGTCTTTGATTTCACCTGTGCTTGCGTCATAAACAAGTTTGTTTCTATATCTTGCCATAACATCACGTAGATATTGTTCAGCTTTTGCTTTAGGTAAATTACCTACATCAATCTTAAAAATTCTTCTTTCAGGTGCCCTTGCTATTCTGTAAATAACTGAAGCGTCTTCAATCATACGCAACTGATTTACAGGTTTAATTGCTTTATGTAAATAAGATAATACTATATTCTTATTCTGGTCTACTATACCAGACGGACAAAAAGCAACTGCGTCAGGAGCAATTTTAATACCACCTGAAGTAGTGTTTGAAACACCCTTTTCGTTGTAAATGTAGTATTCTTCAAACTCATCAACAACCGTTAGACCATAAGGAGTAGGACCATCAGGTCTTTTCTTTCTTATTTCTCTAATCTTTTTGATTTTTCGGGGGTCAATATATCTTAATTCAGTTATACCTTTGATTGGTGAATCTCTATCTATAATTTTATGATAGTATATTCTGCCATCAACGTACCATCTTCTAAATAAGTCGTGACCTCTTGTATTAAAGTTCATCAACCTTAATACTTCTTTAAATTCGTTATCTATTTTCTTTTTAATTTCTAAACCAAAGTCAAGATTACCCAAATCCAGTTTTACTGCGTCTTTCAACTCATTAGCAACGATAGCTTCGTTAACGATATCTTCAATTGCCATATCACACTCGGGGTGTAATGCAATCTCTCTATATCTTCTAATTAGTTCCTGCTCATTTCTAGCAGTACCTTCCATATCAAGGTACTGACCGAAATAACCACCAGCGGCGACGGTTTGTGTACCGTCTTCCGCTTGTGGTGTAGTAAAGCTTTGTTTTGGATCCTGGGGTTTCTTTGCCCTAGTGATAGAAAATCCAAATAATTCTGCCATTATATATCCTTACTTTTTATATTACTAATATTTATACTACTTATTATGTAGTAGTATTACTTTCAAAATATTGATAAGCAAAGGTAACACCAAACTCTTCAATCGAATCGTTAGTGTCATATGCCAAGTCAATTGCAGCTATTTCAGTCGGGAAAGCACCTCTTAAAGTGTACGACTTAATAGTTGCACCGTTTCTATCTAATTGGTCAACAAATGCGTCAACTTGATAGTCAGCAGGATTTGTTAATCCTTCACCATCTGTCGCATTGTTAATACCATTTGACCATCTTTCAAATGCGTTTCTTAATTTGAAGTTTGTATCATTTAGTACCGTGATTGTCCAATCAGCGTATGTTCTATCACCAGCAATCTTAATTTGTCTGCCTCTGAACGGAACCGTAAATGACGGTATCGTCATTGCCGGAAGTTGAGTGCCCTTACATAAGAATGCTAGTTCCTCTATTTCGCCACCAACCTGTGCGTAACCAGGAAAAGGCATTGTAACCTTAAACTGATTGGCTCTTGAGCCGCCGCCTGCAAGTTTAGCTTTGAAGTCATTAATGTTTGCCATTTTTTATTTCTCCTATTCTATACTTACCCAGCAACTTCGTCAAAAGAGACGCCGGTTCTAGTAGCGATAAATTGTAATGTGATAAAGTTGATACTTCTAGCAGGTTTCACAAAGATTTCTGCTATAAATTCATTTCTATCAATTACTTCGCCTGTGTTATTAGTTTCATCACAAACAACTAAAAAGTCTGTGATACCTCTTCTACCTTGTACTTCTCTTAAAAAAGGTTCTACAATGTTTCTAAAGTTAGCTCTTGTAAACTCATCATTGAATTCAAAGAGTTGGAATTTAGAAGCAGTTGCTATCGCCTTCTCTAAAGTGATAAACAATCTTCTTACGTTGATTCTATCAAAAGCACTTGGAGCAGTTAATCCAGTTTTATCACCGAAAAGTATTGTACCTTGGCCTGGGAAGGTTGCAACAGGATTTACTCTTGCTCTGTACAATTCGTCTCTTTGTGCTTTAGTTGGATTAAATGCAAGTTTAACAGCGCCTCTGATTATACCTCTGTTGAAACCAGCAGGTGAGAACCAGCTGTCTGCAACAAGGTCAGTTCGTGCTGAAAGACCTGCGATATCTCCGTTAAGTGGAACATATCTATAAACGTCACTATATCTGTCGTACATATATTTGTAACCTGAATCAAATACTACGTAAGATGATGAGTTGATTGTATTGAAAAATGCAACAACATTACTCTTTTGTGTATTTGCGTCAGCGATACCTACAACGTCACTTCTTTCAGGACTTGCAAATACAACAGCGTCTTTTCTGTTCTCTGCAATCGTGATTAAGTTTCCGATATGTGTAGCGTCACCGGCACCAGCAATGATTAATCCGATATCAACGGTTTCACCGTCTTGGAATTTTTCATATGCCGTTTTTCTTTGGCCGATTGTCGCTGTTGAACCATCAGAACCAGCCTGAAGTGATACATTAGAAACAGCAGTCACGTCTGTGAAAGTTGTTCCTGAAGCTGCACTACCCCAGTTTGAACCGCCAGCGTTGTGGTCCATCCAGTAGATATAGTTTGAAGCTTTATAGATTACATCTGGATAGTAATTTACAGAACCTTGACTTGTCTTAGCGTCTGAAGCTTTTGATACTGCTTCAAATTTTTCTAAAACATCGCCTTTAGTTCCTGTAATTTCACCATCTTCGTCTATTACAACAATGTGAAGTTCATCATTTACACCACTCTTAGCTTGTGCATAAGGTGATGTTCCTGGTGCTCTGTCAAATAAATCGTAATATTTCCATCTTCGTCTTACTTGAGCGCCGTTTGTAGGTGCTTGATGTAGACCAGAAGATTCAGACGTACCAAAATAAGCAGGCTCATCTTTTCTAACAATGTTTAAATCATTAGTAGCCACACTTATTACTCTATATTCGTACTCATCACCAAAATTAACAATGTCTCCAGCCGTAATTCCTGCTGCTGAAGTAACCGTCACAACCGTGTCACCGACAGCCATAGCGGCGTCAGCAACGGTAGTTTTGTTTACTTCTTCATAAGCAGTAGCAGATGGACAAGAGGAAATCTGTAAAGAGTTTCCAAATGCGCCAGCAGTTCTACCTGCCCATAAACCAACAGAAGCTTGACCAGCGGCATAGTTATTTGTGTAATCAGTAGTATTTTTTATTACAAACGCCGAACCTGATTCGGTAGCGTTTGATACAGATGAATTCTGTACACGTACAACTCTTAAAGCATTAGAATATTGTAGAAAGTTAGCAGCGCTGAAAAAATCTTCAAAGTTTGAAGAATCAGGTTTGCCAAAAGTTGCTACAAGTTCTTGCTCACTAGAAATACTTACTACTTCGTCCAAAGGACCTTTACTGAATTTTCCAGCAAAAGCGCCTGTTGAAGTTGAAACAGCAGGTATAATTCTTGTTAAGTCTTTTTCCTGTACGAGAACACCTGGTGATACTTGAAATGCCATTAGGGTTTCTCCTTCTTAATTTGCAAATTATTATTACTCATTTTAGTCAAAACTCGTATTGTTCATACGCCCATAGTCAAATTTCATACTCTACTGATATTTATAATATACGTAGTTTATAGACCTTTTCTCACTACGGGGTGCCAAACCGTACCGTATTCGTCAACTTCTACCTTTTCGTGGTCAGGAGTACCATCATCCACGAAGCCAAAAGGTGACATATCTTGCTCAATTAAGTTTTGTTGTTCTTCGTATAGTTGTTGTCTTGCGTTAGTATCTGTCATTTCTTTAAAGAATGGTTGATTAGATAACCAACCAAATATAACTAAACACATCATCAAATCGTCTGAATTTCCTTCTTCAGCCTGCCAACTTTGACCTTTTTTAATAAATGTTGACATCTCCTCAATGATATTAAAGTCATTAATAATTAACTTATCACTTTCAATTAGTGTTTTAATATTAGCACAACCAATTTTTTTAATCTGTTTAGTCATTCTAACACCAAAACCAGAACCTCTACCTGAAAAACCTGCGCCTAATATTTGACCAGCACGACCTCTTTGTGTAGTCATTAACAAGTTATCATACTCTAATTCAAATTGTAAAGCTTCTGCAATTTGTTGACCTAGGTCATTTGTTTCTACTAATATATGAGCGTGATTATATGCTTTACATACTCTTTCAATTGTGTGAGGAAACAAAATAGGTTTTACTTCATTGTTTCTGTATTTAGCCACAACCTTATAAGGCATTTGTGTAGCGTCAATAATTGTAAATGCTGAATAATCTTTTGATACACCTCTAGCGACATCAACACAACACACGTATGTTTTATCTTTAATAGGGTCTTCATAAACATCTAAGCCTGCATTTGATTTTATTGGTGTATGAAAAGTAATATTTTTAATTTTTGCTGGACTAATAAGTGTATTTACAGAACCTAAAAACTCACATTCAAACTCTTGTTGAAATTGCTCTGGTGAGGTATTTCTAATAGTATCGTCTTTCCACTTCTCATCACGACCTGGTACCTCTGACCAATGTACTTCAATAGGTACATAATCATTTCTTTTATTTTCTGCGTCTGTCCATAATTTATAAAACTGATTCATACCATAAGGTGTAGATACAATAATCATTTTAGTTTTAGAACCAGATGATATTGTTGGATAAACTGAGCTAAAAAACATTTCTGCTATATTAGGTGGTACGAAAGCGTACTCATCAAGAAAAATAATATTATAAGAACCACCTCGGATTGCACTTGAAGATGTTGCAGCCGCCACAATGGTAGATTTATTTTCTAATTCTATATTACCTTTGTTCCAGTTTATAACACCTTGTTGTAACCATTTTGGTAAGTTTTCATATGCTAATTGTACTCTACTTAAAATATCTCTAGCAGTAGAAGATTTATTAGCAAGTATGGCAATGTTTGAATTAGGATTAAACAATGCATAATGTAATAGATAAGAAACCACGGTAGTTGATTTACCTGATTGTCTTGGTAGTTTGCATATTGTAAATCTATTATCGTGTATTGTTCTTACAATATGTTCTTGAAAAGGATACATTTCAAAAGGTACTAGACCCTCATCAAGAGATACAATACGAATAAATTTTTTCATAAAGTAAATAGGGTCTTTATTACACTTTTGAAATTCTACAATTTGGTCTTTTGTAAATTCAACAGGTGTATTTACTTTTTTTAAATTTGGATTACCTAGATATGAATCACTCATTTATTACTACTGCCTCTATATGTGTATAACCTAACTTTAAAGCTGCTTGTACCCTTTGACTACCTCTAAAAACACTATAATGTTTTTCTTCATAAGGTACACCACCAACACCTTTTCTAGGTGTCAAAGAATAGTGATGTTGTCTTACTTCAATAGGATTCTGCAACTCCTCACCAGCCATTAACTCTGGCAATGGTGTCATAGATTTGATATAATGGATTTTACTTATTTCCAGTATTATCTTCGGTTGCTGTTGTGCTTTCGCCTTCAATAACTTCATCTTTTTTTAACATCTTTTGTAATTCTGCCGTTGAACCAACAAACAAAGCATTTTTAATATTAGCACTTGTTTTGTTAGGTACTTCTTTTAAATCTTTTAATTTTTTCTGCAAGTCTTGTAATTTATCTACCGTTTGTGCAACTTGACCAATCAATTGACCTGCAACTTCATATGCTCTAGGGTGTTGGCCTTCTTTTGCAATATCTAATATACCTTCAATGGCTTGATTACCTTTATCTATTAGATTATAATAATTATCTCTACTATTTACATAATCATTATCAATATCATTTTTATTTTCATCTACTTTTCTAGGAACAGGAGCTGGTTGCTCAAAGTCTTTTATAGCAACTTCAGTTTTCTTTTCAATTCCTAAAATTTCATTTACGTTATCTTCAAGTTTACTCATCTGTATCTGTTACCGGATTATAATTTTTACCGTCACTAAAATTTAAAATTTGTGTAGTAAATCCAAAATCATCATCTGCGTCAGCAGTAGCAGGATTTGGTGTCACAATAATCCTTTCCTCTCTTGTTGATGGTGGCTTATTAATATCTGTATATAAATCATCTTGTACTTCTTTAATAACTTTTTGATTAGTCATTGGTCCGAATAAATAAGTTTTTGCTGTAAAATTTAAAGTATATATTACGGCTCTTCTTGTAGTAAAACTACCGTCATAACTATCTTCATAAGCAACATTATTTAAAATTATTGGTACGTCTCTTTTTATATTTAATTCAGGTACCATATTAATTGTTACCGTATAATCAGGTTGGAAAAATGGTAAAATTTGTTCTACAATAATTAATCCGTTTTCTGCTGTTGCTGTAAAAATGTTTAAGGTATAACTTACATTGTACGGAACAGGTGTGTAATTAAAGTTTAAAACTTTACCATTTTCGCCTGATTTTACCTGTCTAAACTTTTGCATTTTATTTAACTTTCTACTAGGGTCATAAGCCAAACCAGTCATTTCAAATCCCATTCTAGGAAGTTTTTGTGCAAATTCTCTACTTTCTAAATTAGCTTGTTCATCTAATCTAACTAAAAATTTTTCTTTTGGTGCATATGCTAAAGGTACTCTATATCTCTTTGTGACAGCACCTGTGCTACTTGTATTTTGTACTATAATATTATTAAACAATTGACCAAAAGCAATTGTTAATTTTCTCATACCTTGATTGTAAAAGTGTGTTCCAAACATTATAATACTTTACCTTTATTAGGTCCGTTTTTAATTCTATATCTTTGTGTGCCTGTAGCACCTATCTCTACTTCTTGTCTTAAAGATTTAGATAGTTCCAATTCTTTTTTCTTTAAATTAATTTTATTAGTATGTTCTACTAATTGTTTTGTTCTATCTCTATCCATTATTCATCTACCTCTCCGAAAGGGTTTCTTTCTGTAAAGTCTAATATATCATCAGCTGTACCAGCTGTATCATAACCTGCTTCAGAATTTAAGTCTAAATTACTAGCATAAGGACTTTGTGTGGCAATATTATCAGTACCAGAATATGTCTCTAACATCAATAAAGATTTCTGACCAGTTGAATAATCAAAGTAATCTTCTAATTCAATTGAACCATCACCTGTTAATGCTACTTGACCTGATTCTAATGATAGTTTATGATTTAAAGTGTTAAGGGTATATTTGTCTTCAGCTTGGTCAAGTAAATCTTGTCCTGTATTAATTTCTTCGTTAGAGTATTCAAATCTTGATACTCTTAATTTATAAACAGGTAAATTTCCTAATTGGAAAAATGGCTCTTGGTCTTCTACAAACTTGATTTCAAAAAATGAATTCATCAAAGGTAAATAGATTATATCACCTTCATTTGGTCTGCCAACTGCAATTAAATTAGCCTTACTTGCAACGTGTTCCTCAAATCTACGTTTAGAAACAACTAATGTTGTATCTTCTCTTATTTCTAAACCAAATTTATTAATTAATTCTTGTTCACCAGCAAAGCCTTCAGTTGTTTCAAAATACATTTCAATCATATACGAGTCATCAAAACGACTTGTAGTGTCTTCGCCTAAAACTAAATCTCTATTGACTAATGTTCTTGGTAGGTAATATACGTCTTGACCGTATATTTTTAATCCTTCAATGATTAGGTTTTCGTGTAATACTTTTTCGGCATTATTCCCAATCCCTTTGCCGCCTTGAAAATAGTGATTGATAGCCATAAGTCACTTACCCTATCATCATTGCTGGATTTAATTCAAATGAACTTCTTATCTCTAACTCTAATTTTTCTATATCACTAATAGCATCCATATATATTTGTTGACCGTTTAATGTGACACCACCTATCATTTGTACACCACCAAATTTTGATAGATTAGCACCCCATTGTTTTTTAAATAAAGCAGTCACATATCTTTTTAAAAATATATCGTTAAACACATCCGTATTTGTTGCTGGGTCTAATTTTCTATATGCTTCAATTACAAGATATTCACCTACTTGTAAATCATTTTTCCAATCCATATCAACATACAATTTATTTTCGTGTTGATTAAATCTCATAGGTTTTTCACCAACTAAAATGTGGTCTAAAAAATCTAAATGTCTTAATACAACATCATAGTTAACAATTGATGTGGATGAAAAATCATACAAATCATTTAATCTTAATTGATATCTAACATCAAATAGATTTAGATTACCTTTATTTGAAAACGGAAAGATATTAATAATAGATATAATAGAACTAGGTATTGATAGAAAATTTTGTCCTTCTTTCCAACTAGTAGTCACAGAGTCAGCTGTAGCTGATTCAGTAGAATCAGTTGTCATTCTATCTTTATCCGCTTGTGTATATTGATATTTTAAATATGTTCTTTTTACACCATCATAATGGTATTGAGCAAAGTATTGTAATGCCTCATCAATTCTATCTTCAAGTTGGTCATCATCTGCGTTTATTTCAATTACAGGCTTACCTAATGCTCTTAAAGCATATTGTTTTAAATTCTCTCTTGTTGCTGGTTCTGCCATTTGTTATACCTTTTCTGGTATATTTATAATAGTTATTACAGATAGGGTTGGTTTTCTGACACTATCGGGAATAGGTTGTCGGAACAGAATAATTTAATATCTTCATCTGGTAAACCAAGAGATTGCATAACTCTAGGTGTATGTGGATTCTTTTGTTGGTGTTCAGAATAGTAATTTTGTGCTTTAATTACATCTTTCATTTCTGCTTCACCTTCGTGATTTCTAATTTTATCTATATAATTATTTAAATTAGAAACAGCCATATTACAAATTTTATTTAATTCATCTTCTTCTCTTACATTACCAGCGGCTATCATTCCACCACTAAAAATAGCCTTTGCCCAATCTGGTAATTCTCTCTCTTTGCTAGGTTTGTACCATTTATTTTCTTCTATAAACCACTTTGTTAATGGGTGGTCTTTTTGTAATAATGGACTAAAATCGTGAAAAGCACCTGTTACCTTTTTTTGACCTGCAATGATATCAAAACCATAAATCGGTCCACCATTAGTTAACATAGGAAAAAGGCATAGATGAGCCATCCATAAACCTTTAGATTCTCTTACATCAACAACATCTAAATGAGCTCTTCTAATATATCTATTATTCCAGGTTCTATTAACCCAGCCTAACTTTTCATCATTGAATCTTTCCATACCTGGTTCATCATATTCAACCAGATTTTTATTTAAGACTTCAATAGTCTCATTTTGCCACTTGATTAGTCTGTCCCAAATCATACATTTCCTTAAATAATTTTGTTGCGTTTTCAAAACAATATATTGCTTCAGGCAATACATTTACTTCATATAAATTTAAATAACTTTCAACTCTTTCTTTTACTATTCTTTTATATTCTTTAATTTCACCGTGTTTAAAAATATAATATCTATTAGGTCCCGGCGTTTTCTTCATAATCATTTGACCACCAGATAAATCACCTAAATGTCTAACATAAACGTGAGCATATAGTTTTTCGTTTTCACCTCTAATAGTATCTAAATGTTTAACGTATGCTTTTGTGCTTTCTGTTTCAATAGGAGGATTATCTGTATCGCCCCATAAAGCCTTATAATCATAGAAAATATGAGGTGCTCTTGGTAAAGATTTTGTATCCATAAACAAAGAACTTTCTAAACAATATTCTTCTAATTTACCATAACAAATTAACTGATTATACAAATAAGTTGCATATAATTTTTCGTCAATATTACCTGATAATAAAAGTCCCACAAATTGTTGCCTTTCAGCATTTTTATGATACTCCCAAGTCAGGTCTTTTATTCTATATTTCTTCTCTTGTTCCATCTTCGTTTATTTGATATCCTTCTTGCCAAGCACCAATCTGTTTATCAGCTTCTTTCAATCGCCATTCGCCCATTTCCATAGTTTCTTTAAATACATCTGGTGTTGCAATAACAAAATCAGATACATTAACAATTGCACTAACAACTTTTATTTGTACTCTTTTAAATTTTTTAGGATTGTATTTAAATAGTGGTAATGTAAATGCTTTTATATCTTCATCAACATTTAACAATTGTGAATACATAGATAACATTGTAATATAAACAACTTGTAAATCAAACCAATCTTTTGGTATATCTACTCTATGTTGTTTAATACCATAAAAATTAAATTGTTCACCAACATATGAAAAACCATCTAATTGTGTTGGTAAAGTTGCGTGAGCTGGAGCACCACCTATTTCGGGTGTTAAATCAAACGGCCACTTATCTTTCCACATTTTAAATAATTCAGGACCTTGATTTAAATGTTCAAAATCAATTTCTGTCATCATACCTTCAAGTCTATCAATATAAGTCCAAACATTCCACCAATATTGTGCTTGTTGTTCTTTAGGATAAATTGAAGTATCTGAAAAGTCAGAAAAGACTTTATGCTTTTTAAAATTTTTTAGATTTAAATTTGTTTTATACATTTCAACTCACTTTGTTAATAATAATATACTATAAAGTATTTATTAATCTCCTGGAGGAGATTTCATATGAGCACGATAGTTATTACTACCCCAAGATGAACCAGTTGCTGACTGATATCTATAAGACATACCTTCGTATAGGTGTGTTTGGTTATTTGGTTGATAACCTGATAGGAATATTTTACCGTCCCAATTTCTGTATGCATAGTTTTGAGCTGTAGGGTAACCATAGCAGTGTAAATCTGTTAATCTACTATTCATTGGTTGTACACCTCTTCTTTTTCTATGTCTGTTTGTAGAGTTATCTTCAAAACCTTGAGAAGGCATATGCCAATATCCATCAGAACCGTTATTAGGTGAATCAGAATGACCTGAAGCCGTAAATGCATAGTCATAAGCATTACCGTACCAGAAACTACCGTCTTCATCTAATATAATTGGTGAGTCATAAATGTATGAACCATCACCTCTTCCTTCGTTTTGACCTGTAACCCATTTAGTATATGCTGGTCCTCTTACGTGAGAGAACATTCCGTGAATACCACCAGAGTTGTACCAGTAACCTTGTTGTGAACGTGAACCTCTTGTACCATAAGTACCATAGTTACCATCAGAAATCCATAACATACCTGTTGATTTTTGTCTTATGTACATCCATTTATGTTCATCACCACCTAACCAGAATTCATCTACATCTCCGTTTAAATGAAAGTCTGCTCTTTTAAACATAGACTGATATCTAGTTGAGTTATCACCTAATCCATAAAAACCTGGTGCCTGTCCACTTGTATAGTAACCTGTGTACCATAAGTAGCCTTCGCCATCAAGTACCCAAGTACCTACGTGTGATTGAGTTGAATAACCCCAATGTTGTAGCATTTTCATACCACCGTATTTGTTCCAATCTACTTCAACTCTTCTAGGAATATAATAGTAATATGTTCCTTCGGAAGTGTGTGAGTTAGAACCTACACCAGCACCACCGTGAACTGATTGACCCCAGAACCATAACCAACCATCTTCGTCTAATGCGTGGAATGATGGCTCAGTACAGCCCTCTGCCCACATATCAACGATTCTTTTGTTGTTAAAAAATTCTTGAGGAATTTTAATAGGTCTTTTTACGTTAACTGAATAGAAAGCAAATGAGTAAGGCGAACCACCAGTAAAGTCAGTTGAGTTGTTTATTCCTGGGTTACCACCACCAAATTGTGCTTGATTGTTTCTACCCCAAGTCCATACTGAACCGTCTTCGCCTAATGCAAATTGTTGATTACCTTCAGAGTTTTGACCTTGACCTGAAGAACCTATTTTTACAATTTTTGTATTGTTAAATGAACGTATAGTTTCACCTAACCAATCTACCGTATCATCTGCTGATACTCTATTTGCATAATATCTATCTGTTGTATTTGTTACCGCTATGTGATGACCTAAATCGTATGTTGAGTTATCACCAGCAGAATAAACTTCTCCGTTATTCATTAGCCAGAAACTAGAGTTTGTGCTTGATACGTGTTGAATTACTTTTGGTGCCTTACCATCAGGAGTTACCATTCTACCTGTATGTTCAGTTTGTGTTAAATCTTTATTGTCAGTAGAAACCATCCAGTCAACCATAGTAAATCCAGTATAACGACTTCTACCCATTCTTGAATTTCCTTCTTGACCGTCACCAAATCCCATTTGTCCAGTAGAGTTATTACCACCTTGACCTACGAAATCACCATTTGATTCAATTACACCCATTGTATAGTTGGCTTGTCTTTCGTATGAGTTTCTACCCATATTGTATTTCCACCCTAAAGGAGCTCTGTTAGTGTATGATACAACTTTGTTTCTATCTGGATATGCAAAAGGTGATTCATAAATCATCACCCAATATTCTGAATCTCTTCCGTCGTGTTCTACAACCCAAGTATTATATTTTCTTGTTCTTTTTATACATTGGTAAATTCTTCTACCAACCGTAGTCATTTCACCTGGCTCGTATTGTCTCCACATTTCCCATTCGCCAATATCGTCTGTTGAACGTAAAAATAATTGCCAATATTTTGCATTATCTGGTCTAAAAGATTTTTGAACCAATCTAGGTGGGTCAAAAGAATAGTTGTTAGTGTTAACTAAACCATCTATTGATATTGAATATGCAATAGGACAATCTTGAATACATCTATAAGACTTACCTTTCCAAGAAACGATATCGTTTTTAGAATAAGCAGTCCTATCTTTCCAAGGTCCTTGCCACTTTAGTTTAAAATCTTTTAAATCAAAAGACATATTATTTTTCCTTATTAATTCCTATTAATCTGTTGGCAGACCGTAACCTGAATATATTGCGTTAATGTCAGATTTTAAAGTTGCAATTTTAGTTGCTAAACCTGATTCATTAGCTACAAGACCTTCAAGTTGTAAATGCCTAGGATTTGCTACATCAAAAGTAGATTGAATTTCTGCAACTGCAACCTGTATTTTGTTTGTAGTTTTAAGTTTATTTAATATTACCAAGTCGTCTGCGTCTGAAGCGTCTAATACAGCAACACCGTATTTTGAAGCATTTGTACCTGAAGCGTCAACCGTTACCTTTGAGTCATCATAAGAAAAGTAAGCTTTTCCGTCAATGTTATCAATGTAATTTGGTGTTGCGTCATCAGTTACCACAGGAGCGACAAAATCATCTTCTTGAGCAATATCATTTATACCATAAATTTTCTGTGCCATTTTAGTTTTCTCCTTTAGTATTATTACTATTTATAATAATTTTTTTATCTTCCTTGACCTGTTGATGTTGGTTGGCCATTTGGTGATGTCCAACTATGTCCCCACCAGTTATGTGTTGAAGACAACCAGTTTGAACGACCCCAATAATATATTTTTCCGTACTCATCAATAAAGTGGTAAGTACCTGCATATTCAGCAGAGCCTTGGTCATCTGTTGTAATTCTCATTGTAACCGGTTTTGCGTTAGGTAAATACCAGTGGAAAGGATGATAGTTACCATCTTCACCAGTCCAGTTTGTACCTGCCTGTGGGTGCAACATAGAATTTCTTGAGTCATAACCATAACAGAATGATTCGCCACTATCAGTTAACCAGAATGTTCTAGCTTGGTCTGAATAGTTGCAAGAAGTTTTAACTTCTTTTAAATTTGTAACCTTTTGTACAACTGCTGGAGTGGTAACGTTACCTGTATTACCTGTTCCTAATGCGTAATATGTACCTGCGTGGCCATATCCGTAAGTTGTACCATCTTTTGTTCTAAAGTAACCTGATTTGTAACCATTGTAATATTGTATCCAAATGTCAACAATATCTCCGTTAGGTGTAGTTTCGTTTTTAGTAAATGTTGTTGTATTAGTTGTAGTACCATTACCAAAGTTACCATAGTTGTTTTCACCACACCAGTGTGTGTAACCATTACCATCTAGGATTACAACCCAAGTATCTTCTTCATTTCCTTCACACATAAACACAGCGATACCATTATTAGCAACTGGATCCCAACCTGTCATTTTTATAGGTCTGTATTTGTCAGTTGTTGTACCATCACCTAATTGTCCGATACCGTTATTACCCCAAGCATATATTTGGTCACTTGCTGTTCTAGCATATGAACTATCACCTGTTGTAGCGATATCAATAATTTTTTCGTTGTCAAAATACTTACTAGGTATTCTGTAAGGTGCTGTTTTGTTTTGTGTTCTACCATCACCTAATTGACCCTCGTTATTATAACCCCAAGTCCAAACATAACCTAATTCATCTAAACACATAATATGTTTAGTGTTGTTCCAAGGATAAGTTGTGGCTTTAATAACTCTTGTATCTTCTAAACCGTGAACTCTGTAAAAACCATTTCTGTCTGATTGAGTATTACCGTGTCCCATTTCACCATTTGATTGTTCACCGTTTCTGTATAATTCTCCATTTTCCATAAGAAGCATACAACTATCTCTTTCTTCGTGTAATTGTATAATTCTTGGTGTCGTAAATTCTTGTCTTCTAGGATTTGTGTGATGACCTCTCATTTCTTGGTAACCACCTGCGTTCATATCCTCTGAACGTCTGTATTCCCAAAATCTCATATTCATTTCACCAAAGTATGATGAGTAATGAGATTGTGAATCTTGGAATCCTGTTCTAGGATATCCCATACCCCATAGAACACCGTTTTTATCAATGTATCTATTAGCATTATCAATACTCATAGCTACGTTATTGTGGTGTTTGTAAGGCCAATGCATTGGTTCTGGACCAAAGAACATAGCAGCATTTTCTTCTTGGTTAACCATTCTACCAAAAGATTGCCAATCATTGAAATATGATTGTACGTGTGCTGGATAATCTTCGTAATCTTCTTTAATTAATCTACCACTTGTTGTTGTAGATTTTGCCATCAAAGGAGACCTTGTTCTTTCTTGAGGACCAAAATGAGGATATCTACCTTGCGTATCTCTTAAAGCTCTGTACATACCTGTAGGACCTTTGTAAATTATTTCACCATCACTTCTTCTTTTTTGTGGTCTGTAAATTACAACATCATTATAAGAATAGTGAGTATAAGGATTATATTCACCTCTAAATTTAATTCCTGTTTGTAGTCTGTCCCAATGTTTATGTCCTCTCCAAGATTGTTCTATGTCAAAACCTATGCTTGCGTTATTACCATACATAGCAGTTTTGCCTGAAGCTGAACAATAAGGATATATTTTTGTATATGAATTTCTGTAACCGATAGGTATATAAATTTCTACAACTCTATCTTGGTTTTTTTCAAAAGATAATTCACTACCACCTCTTGTAGAACCATCTTCAGTAGTGTATGACGGCATATCACCAGTATAATTACCACCACTATTTGCAAAAGTATTATTTAATGAATTGATGTATTGTGCTTCTGTAACCTGTCTGTTATTTAAGAAGTATCTTACGTAACCATTTTTACCTGCACCTCTCCACATTGGAATATTTGTTGGAACATAAGACCTTGCTCTTGTTTGTGGAGCATTTGTCTCTGCTGACCAACCCATACCTGAATGTGATGTACAATAGTAGTAAAGTGTTGGTGTACTTGCTCTTACTTTAATTTCTGTATATGCACCTTTTTTACCTGGTGTACCAACAACGGTTACGCCAGTTGTGTATGCTGAACCTGAAGCGTGTGTTCCATTAGCAGTTGTTGATAATTTTAAAGGATGACCTGTATTTGAACTATCTGATTGGTCAAATCTATAAGTTTTACCCTCTGTTAAATTTAATGCAACATTAGCCGTAGCGGTTACACCGTCTATTGAATATTTGTTTGTAGAACCTGTATTGTAATAAGGGTGGTCACTAGGGTTACCTGAAACTACTGCAACTTCAAAAATTCTTTCGTCAACAGCAGTTGGGTCTATCATATTTGGTAAATGAAAAGTTGTACTATCATTTGATACCGTTTCGTTATTTGGACCTCTTATAATTTCTGAAAATGTAAAACTAGTTGAAGCACCTGCACCACCCATTCTTGTATCTTCAGTATTTGCACCTGTGCTTGATAGATATAATGGATAGAATACACCTGATTGACCATTTGAATTAGTACCTACAACATAGTAAGGACCATCATTGTCAGCCGCAAGTGAAGTACCTGAACCGTGAGTACCATCAACGGTTGTTGAAAACGCTAATGGAAAAGTTTTATTTGATTCGTCTCTTTGATGAAATCTATATTTTTCACCTTCTCTAAAGTGAGTAAAGTTTCTGTCGCCATCTTGTTCTTGGCCTAAATCTATACTTGGTAATCTATTATCAAATTTAAATTGATTTGAAGGAGAAGTTACCGCTTCCACATAAAAGTTATTATGAACTGGTGTGTAAGATTGATAGAAAGCATTTTTTTCTGTATTTAATTCACCATATCCATAGAAATTACTTCTATCACCTTGAGCGTAATCTTCTTTTTCGTGTAGTAAATGATATTGATAATCCAAGAACATACCATTTGAAATATTACTATAATTAGATTGTTCAAAAGGCATTCTTGTAGAATTTTGTGTATTTTCATCACTACCATATCTTGATGTGTTTACAATTCTTCTACCTGTAGCGTCATTTCTTTGGTCGTA